GGCGATGTGCGTCACGGCGGGCGGCGTTCCGCAGAACTTCCGGCTGCTCGACTACCTCCTGTTCTATCCGTTCGTGGATATGGGCACGGCGGACAAACAGGACATGACCAATGTCCAGACGCTGACTCGCTACGTCGGTGGCGTGGGCGTGCAGATGATGGCTGTTCTCGTGGCCCCGCACGGGCTGGCGGGCGATACGTTCGTCGTGACCTACACCAATTCAGACGGCGACGCGGGTCGAGTGACCCCGCTGCACACGATGACCACGGGGACGGCGGTCAACGGGACGATCCTGACCACGTCCGCGAACCTCGCCGGCTCGGCGGGGCCGTTCATGACGCTGCAGGCCGGCGACACGGGAGTGAGTTCGATCCAGAGCGTGCAATGCACGGCCGGAACGGATGTGGGCCTGTTCACTCTGGCCCTCGTCAAGCCGCTGGCCAACTTCACGTTGCGCGGCAGGGATGCCCCGGTCGAAGTTGACTACCTCATCGACTTTTCGCAGGTCCCGGCCATTGTGGACGACGCCTACCTGAATTTCATCTCATGCCCCAGCGGCTCGCTCTCGGCGGCCGCGCTGGTCGGGACTCTCGAAGTCGCCTGGGACTAAGGAAAGCTACAAATGGCAGGTTTCTCATCGCTGGACGACTTCCTCAACGAAGTGACCGTCAACGGCAAATTCTGGCGCACCGATTGGAACAAGCTGACTCATGCCGTGGGCAGCGAGGCCGCCGGCTTCTGGTACGCCTACCCGCACTCCACCGGCAACCCCAGCGCGATGACCCTTGGCGCGGTCGGCACTGCCCTTGCCTGGCACCCGGCACACGACCGGCTGGCCGGGTCCATGCCCATTGGCGGCGATGTCAGCCCCGACACGAAGCACATCATCAACGCCAGCGCCTTCTCGGCGGTGGCCGCGTCGGTGCCCAAGGTGTTGATGCTCGTGGACATGCTCGGCTGGTATCCGATGACGAACACCACGCTGGGCGGCGATCAGGCCCTCGTCAACTCTCGGACGTTCACCGCGACCGCCGCCACCCCGACCGTGGTGACGTTGGCTGCGGGCTGGGACATGCAAACCCGGACCTGCATACGCCTGACCAACTCGGGCGGCGCGCTGCCGGCGGACCTGTTGACGGGCACGAACTACTACTGGAACCGGCTGTCCGCCACTACCGGAAATCTGGCGCTGACTCACGCCGACCTTGATAACGCGGTCTACGTCGCGGCCTCTGGCACCGGCACCGGCACGCATACGGCCACGATGTACATCGACCGCTCGCCCACTCCCGGCGCGGGCGTGCAGGCGTTCATCACCCCGTCCGTGGCCTTGGGCGCGGGCACGCCGAACATTCGGATCACCTACACCGACGCTGACGGCAATCCGGGTGCGCTCACCCCTGCCACGCTGCCGATCAGCAACGCCAGCTCGCCGATCGGGCAGGTTGATGGCAGCGGGACGGCGGCCGGCAAGTTCGGCCCGTTCCTTCCGCTCGCCGCGGGCGACAAGGGCATGAGGCTGGCCGAGCAGTTCAACTATTCGGCAACGCACGCCTCGGGCACGGCAAACCTGATCCTGGCTCGCCCGCTGTTGACCTTGCCGCTGACGACCGTTGGCGTTGCCGGCGAGCGCGACCTGCTCAACCAGGTCCCGTCCCTGCCGCGCGTCTTCGATGGCTCGTGCCTCGTGTGGCTCGGGTATGCCGGAGCCGTGACCACGGCGGGCTCGAGCTATTTCGGGCATCTGGACTTCGGTTGGGGTTGAGGGGTGGCCCTTCTCGGCAGGTATTCGGTTCTGTACAAGTCGCCGGGCTCGATGCTCGGTGGCGCGACCAACGTCGGCTCGGACCGAGGCGCGCAGAACAGAGCATCCCGGCAGCGGGCCCGCTTTGCCAGTGCGTCGTGGTCCCGCAAGTCGAGCGTGCCGGAGGGCTACCGGCCGCCCTACTCCATCATCATCGCTGTCCGTGATGGAGAGATCGCAAGCCGCGCCAGAACAACCGGAACCGGCGCGCTGACCGCAAGCGCCGCCGGCGGCAAGAACGGCGCCGCTGATTTGGCCGGCTCGGGCACGATTGTCGGCCTGGGTCAGTTGATCGTTTCGGCGGTCGCCGCTCTGGTTGGCACGGGCACCCTGACTGGCAATGCCATTGCCAACCTGCTCGCGGTCGCCGCGCTGGCGGGATCGGGCAACGTCGTCGGGGCGCTGCTCGCTCTCGGCCTGCCGGCGGCGGCGCTTACCGGGGCCGGCACCCTGGCTGCCACCCGCTACGCGACGGGCACGCTGGGTGCGAGCATCACGCCGTTCACGGAACTGAGCCCGCAAAGCCTTGCGACGGCGGTGTGGGGCCAGATCATCGAAGCCGGCTACTCAGCCGAGGAAATCGTCAGGCTGCTGGCGGCGCACGCTGCGGGCGACGCGACGGGCCTCAACGGCAGCACGGCATTCGTCGGCATTGACGGCTCCACGGTCCGTATCGAAGGCACGACGGACGGCGCAACACGGACGATCGGCAGCCTGAACGGATCGTGATTTGAGCTGGCTAGGAGATTGGTTTGGTGACTGGTTCGGCCGATGGTATGGGTCGGGCGAAGATGCCGGCCCCTCGGCGTCTTTGCATGGGTCTAGCTCGGTCAGTGCGGTTCTTGTCGGTGTGCAAAACACGACGCCGCCGACCATCATCGGCGCAGGCTGGCGGCCCCAGCGCATCCCTATCGACCGTGGCCGGTTCCCGAGCCTGCGAACCATTCGAGACGAGGAAGACATCATCGTCGCGACAGTCATGGCCGCGATCCATGCGGGCATCCTGAAAGCCAAGTAATGATCGAATATTCAATGATGGCCGACGACCTGCTCCTCTCGGTGCGGGGCTTCGTCACGCGCAGTCTTGGGCCTTTGCTCGAGCGCGTGAAGGCGCTGGAGGAGCGACCGCTGATCCACGGGAAGAACGGCGCGGACGGCCTCAATGGCAAGGATGGCGAAGCAGGCTTGGCAGCAAGGGACGGCGCCGATGGCAGGGACGGGAAGTCGGTCAGCATCGACGAGGTGCGCGAGCTCGTGAAGCTGGCGACCGAGGCTGCATTCGCCGGAATGCCGAAGCCGAAGGACGGCATCGACGGAAAAGACGGCGCGCATGGCCAAGATGGCCAGCCCGGCTCGGCTGGCGAGAAGGGCGCGGCCGGCATCGACGGCAAGGATGGCGCGCCCGGAATCGAAGGTCAGAAGGGCCTCGACGGCAAGGCTGGAGTCGATGGTGCGAGCGGAGAAAAGGGTGCCGATGGCATCGACGGGAAAGACGGGGCCGCGGGCCTCGCCGGCAAGGACGGCACCGATGGCCTGAAGGGCAAAGACGGCGCCCCGGGGATTCAAGGCAAGGACGGCGCCGACGCAGTAGACGGTAAGGATGGCGCTCCGGGCCTGAAGGGCAAGGACGGCGCTGACGGCCTCGCGGGCAAGGACGCAACCCCAATCGACGAGGATGCGCTGGTCGCCCGCATCGCTGAAGTGGCCGTGAAGCACATTCCGGTGCCCCGCGACGGCATCGACGGCAAGGACGCGGCGCCGATCGATCCCGAGCGAGTGCGCGACATGGTCAAGGCCGAAGTCGCTGCGATCCCTCGCCCGGAGAACGGCCGCGATGGTCGCGACGCGAAGGGCAAGGACGGGACCGACGGTCTGTCCATCGACGACTTCGACATCGAGCAGAAGGACGACCGAACCATCGTCGTCTCGCTCCGCAACAAGGACAAGCAGGTTGCGCGCGAGATCAAGCTGAAGGGCCTGCCGATCGACCGCGGCGTTTACAAGTCTGGCGCTGCCTACCAAGAGGGCGACGGGATCACTTATGGCGGATCTTGGTGGCTAGCGCAGAAGGACACGAGCAACACGCCCGGCGATGCTTCCGGCGATTGGCGCCTGGCCGTGAAGCGGGGCCGCGACGGTAAGGACGCATGAGCTACTACGTCGACCCCATCTTCTGGCGGGCGCGGTACGTAGTCCCACTGCCGCCCGGGATCAAGGTCATCTCGACCACGGCCGGGCCGATGATCTCGCTCGAGACCCTGCGCCAACAGTGCGAGCTCGTGGCGATCGACGGCGACTCCGACGCCGACTCACACCCGGACGACGAGTTGCTGATCGCCTACCTCGACGCCGCCATTGAGCACGCCGAGGACTTCACCGGCCTTGCGATCGCGCTGCGGACCTACGAGATGGCGCTGGACAGCTTCCCGTGGTCGAGCGCCTGGACATCTCGCGGCATCGAACTCCCGCGGCCGCCGTTGATTCGCATCGACAGCTTCTTCGCCACCGCCGCCGGCAGCGAGGGGGAGCTCGACGAAGGCGACGACTACCTCGTCGATGACTACCGCACCCCGGCGCGCATCGTTCCCGTGACGTCGTGGCCGAGCATGACCCGGGCGACGAACGCGCTCAAGATTCGCTTTACGGCGGGCTACATGACCCCGGCCTATGAGGAGGCTTCGGACTTCTCGGCATCCGACTACGCGGGCGCGCAGCAACTGCCCGCGGCGATCCGGCAGGCGTTGCTCCTCATGGTGCGGCACTTCTGGGAGCATCGGAGCGATTCTGTCGACAAGACGCTGGCGACGATCCCGAACGGCTTCAAGGATCTGCTCCGGCCGAAGAAGGTCATCTTGGGCATGGCGTGATGGGCGAGCGTCGGCACTGGGTGACTTTCGAGAGCCCGGAGACGGAGATGGATTCGGACGGCGCCCAGGTCGATACGTGGGTTCCCGCGTTTCCGCTGAACCACCGGATGCCGTGCCAGGTCCGGGCGCTGTCGGGGCGCGAACTCTTCGCTGCGCAGGCGTCGCAATCGAAAGTTTCGACAGAGATCGTCACGCAGTACCGGCCAGGATTCAAGGCTTCGATGCGAGGCCGGCTTGGCGCGGAGGTGTTCAACATCGAGGCAGTTATCCTCGACCCGGAGAGCCGGAACCGCACGATCACGCTACGATGCAGCAGCGGGGTCAACTTGGGGTGAAGTACCCGGAGCGGCCGGCGTGGTCTGGCCGCACGGTGGTCTGCATCGCCAGCGGCCCGAGTCTCACGGCAGAGGACGTCGAGACGGTCCGGGAATCGAAACACCCGGTCATTGTCACGAACACGACCTTTCGCCTGACTCCGTGGGCCGACGTCGTGTTCGGAATGGACATGGCCTGGTGGAAGATGTACGGCAAGGAAGTTGCCGAGGTCTGCGCGGGCCGGAGGATGTCGACCTCGCACGCCGCTCGAGCCTACGGAGCGGAGTCGCTGTGGCAGACGCCGTGGTTCCCGCAAGCGATGAACTCGGGCGCGGCGAGCGTGGGGCTGGCGATGGCGTCTGGCGCGGCGAAGATCGTGCTGCTGGGCTTCGATTGCCAGAAGACCGGTGGCAAGACTCACCACCATGGCGACCACCCGAAAGGGCTAGGTAACGGGGCATCGCTGAAGAAGTGGCCGAAGCACTTCGAGACTCTGGCGAAGGACGCGCAGAAACGAGACTGCATCATCGTGAACGCAACCAGGGAAACCGCCCTGCGATGCTTTGAGCGAGTGCCGCTACAGCTGGCCCTATGAGGCGGACGATTCGTGGCGGGACGGGGCTAGGGGACGCTCTCTACGTGCAGAGCGTGTGTCGGCATCTGGTGGAGAAGGGGCAATCGATCCGGGTCAATAGCGCATGGCCCGATGTGTTCCGGCCGCTCGGCGACAAGTGCGCGGTCGCGCCGTTCAGTCGCACAGCACAGGTCGTCGCGCACTACCCGTCCCGAAAGTGGGCGACCGATACGACGCAGTTCGAGGACTGCTGCATCACGGCCGGTGTGCCGAAGAACATCGACTTGCGGCTGGATTGGAAGCCGACGAATCAAACGCTGATCGACAGCATCGGATCGCGGCCGTTTCTCTGTGTCCAACTTCCGCGCACTCCGATGGGTCGCACGGATGGATTCGGCGCTGAACTGCTGCCGGACTGCAACGTGATCCAGAAGCTGATCGACAGGCTGCGGGAGAGGTTCTGCATCGTTCAGATCGGCTCCGGCCGGCCGTTGCACAAGTTCCACGGCATCGACGTAGATCTGGCCAACAAGACCACCGTATCGGACTTGCTCGATGTGGCGACCGCGGCCAGTGGGTTCCTCGGCTATGTGTCGTTCATCGTCCCGCTGGCTGAGTCGCTGTCAAAGCCTGCCCTGCTGGTCTGGTCGCGGCGAGGATTGAAGGCCGGTAGCCACTTCATCCGAGCGGTGACGCCGAAGAAGGTGTTGCACAAGCCGAGCTCGAAGTTCCTTTGGGACGACGCGACGGAACAAGAGATACGGGAGGTGGCCGATGCGTTCATGCGATAGCAGTCTCCTGCGCGAAACGTTCCACGGGAAACGTGTTGCCATTGTCGGCAGCGGCCCCGGCTCACTCGACAACGCGCCGGGTTTGGTGGATTCGCACGATGTCGTCGTTCGCGTGAACAACTACAAGACCGGCAAGGCTCAGGGCTACCGTTGCGATGTGTTCTACAGCTTCTTCGGCGGCTCGATCCTGAAGCCGGCCTTCGACCTGCAGCGCGACGGCGTGAAGCTCTGCATCTGCAAGTGCCCGAACTCGAAGTTCATCGAGTCGGAATGGCACAGGAAGAACGGCAAGATGCTCGGGACGGACTTCCGCTACATCTACAAAGCGCGTGCCAACTGGTGGTTTTGCCCGACATACATTCCGGACCGCGCGGAGTTCATGGAGGTCTTCGAGATGCTCGGCAAGCACATCCCGAGCACCGGCTTCTCGGCGTTGCTGGCTGTCCTCGCGCACGCGCCGGCCAGCATCTACCTGACGGGCTTCGACTTCTTCGCCTCGCGCATTCACAACGTGAACGAGCCTTGGCGGCCGGGGAATCCGGATGACCCGATCGGGCATGCGCCGGAACGCGAAAGAGCGTGGCTTGCAGAACATTGCGACATGGTCACGATGGACGACAGGCTTACCGAAATCATGGAGGATGCGGGTGCAGTACTGGACGATTGAAATGGAAAAGCAGGTCGGGTTTCGACTCCAGAACTTGCTCGATAGCCCGCAGTTGCTGAGCGTCTATCGGCAGTTCGGAGGCCAGCCGTTTCGACGCTCGAGCGTGTTCCATGGGCTCGAGGGCTTCTTGCGCGAGAACAACATCGCCGGCCGTCGTTGTTTCGAGATCGGCACATGGAATGGCCTCACCGCGGTCGTGCTGTCCCAGTTCTTCGCCGAGGTCGTGACCGTCGACATTGCACACAACGAGCTGAAGCACGAGATCATCAAGCATCTCGGCATCACCAATATCCGATGCGTGGAAATCGACAGCAACGAAGACAAGGCGAGGGTCTTTGATGACACGAAGTTCGATCTCGCGTACCTGGACGGAAATCACGCACAGGACACCGGGGGCGACTGGAAGCTGACGAAGGGCTGTGGCCGAGTTCTGTTTCACGAGGCGTGGCCGTTTCAAAAACCAGTTTGGGATCTGCTCCATTCGCTGCCAGAAGATGAGGTCGTCTGGGGCGGTGATGGTCTGGCGCTGTGGAGGCGGCAGACGTGACCTGGCCGACCAGCCTCTACGAATACAAGGGGCAGATGTTCCCCGAGTACCTCAAGACCGGCAACGCCTGCCAGTTCGTCGCGCCGCTGGCCAAGGAGTTCTGCGTCGGCATTGGCCTCGACGTAGGGGCGGGCAAGTGGCCGCTGCCGGGAGCCATTCCTGTGGATGCCAAGGACGGCCGGGACGCGATGGAGTTGCCGCACGGGCAATACGACTACGTGTTCAGCAGCCACTGCCTCGAGCATCTGGCGAACCCCATCGCAGCCTTGGAGCATTGGCGAACCCGTCTACGGTCGGACGGTGTTCTGTTCCTGTCGCTGCCGCACCCGTCGATGACGTACTGGAAACCTCAGCACTGCCGCAAGCATCTGCATTCGTGGCAGCCCGAGGAAATGGCCGAGATCGTTCGCGACATCGGGTTCGTTGCTGTGATCCACAGCGAGCGGGATCTGTCGTGGTCGTTTCAGGTCGTCGGAAGGAAACCATGACCATTAAGGATCGAATCGTCGAACTGCACGGAGAGTCGTTTCTCCGCAAGAGCGCCCTGAACATTCGCGACGGCGAAGGCGTGTTCCGGGAATTTCTCGAAGGCGCCGGGTATCGCACGATCCTGGAGATCGGCACCTACAAGGGCATCTCCGCTGCATGCATGGCGCAGTACTGCGAGAAGGTCATCACGATCGATCTGGCGCACGGCAAGCTCGAGACGAACGGCGAGGATCACGATCGGCACGCATTCTGGGAATCGCTCGGCATCGACAACATTGAGTTCCATGCGGTCGCCGACGATGAAGAGAAGGCGAAGCTGATCGCAGGGTTGGAGTTCGACCTGGCCTTCGTCGACGGCGCGCACGATACCGAGGGCGTTCGGCGCGACTTCGCCCTCGTCAAGCACTGCGGCGCGGTCCTGTTCCATGACTATGATGACAGCGGGCCGCAATTGGAGAAGCGCAACGCCGTCTATCGGTTCGTCAACAAGCTCCCGGCGCATCAGCTCCGGGTGCTCGACATCTTCGCGCTGTGGACCGATTCATAGCCTCGCTGCCGGCCGAGTCGGACGGCGACCTGATGCTGTGTCGCGACTTCGGCATCGCCTATCAGCACGACAGGACGAACCTCTGCGCGTACGACGATGCCTATTACGACAAGTGCAAGTCCTACGAAGGCCAGCAGATCGCGCAGGCCATCAACGCGGGGCGCGTGGCGCTGGTCAACAAGTACGTCGGCCTGGGCAAAGTGGTCGACGTAGGCATCGGCTCTGGCGAGTTCATCCGCCTGCGCCCGAACACCTGGGGCCACGACGTGAACCCCGCCGGCATCGAGTGGCTGAAGCGGAACGACCTCTGGGCGAAGAACCTGCAAGGCTTCGCCGGCGCCACGTTCTGGGACGTCCTGGAGCACGTCGAGACGCCGGAGGACTACCTGCAGCAGATTGGACTGCACGCCTTCGCCTTCGTGAGCATTCCCCTGTTCTACGCGCTGGGCGCGGTGCGGGCATCGAAGCATTACCGGCCGGGCGAGCACCTGCAGTATTTCACCGAGCAGGGATTCATCGACTGGATGGAGCGCCACGGCTTTCGCCTCATGGAGATGCAGGACTTCGAGATCAGGGCGGGTCGAGAGTCGATCTACAGCTTCGCTTTCAGGCGGTACAGATGGCCGGTCTGAAGATGGAAATGCAACTGCATGGGTTGACCGGCGTGCTCGAGACGCTGAAGTCGCTCCCCGCCGAGGTCGTCAGCAAACGCGGCGGCCCGGTCAAGGCCGCACTGCGCAAGGGCGCGAACGTCATTCTCAAGGCCGAGAAGGCGAACCTTCGTGCGGTCATGGGTCACCGGACGAATGACGAGCGCCAACTGTCCACCGGCCTGCTGTTAAAAAACCTCGTCGCCACCCGCGGCAAGCCGAGGGGCGTCAACGGCGAGCGGTACATCGTCCGCGTGAAGCGCAAGAACTATCCGCGCAAGGGAAAGAACGTCAGCACGGTCAAGGTCGCGCAGCTGCTCGAGTACGGCAGCAGCAAGCAACCGGCGGAGCCTTTCATCCGGCCGGCGTTCAACGCCAAGGCGGCTGAGGCGATCCGCACCATCGAGATCGAGCTCGTCAAGGGCGTCAAGAAGGTCGCGGCGAAGCTGGGCCAACAGAACAAGGGGCGCTGATGCTTCCTCCGGTTTTCCAGGCGCTGAAGGCCTCTGCGGCGGTCAAGTCCATCGTCGGCAGCAACCCTCCCCGCGTCTATCGACACGGCCGGGTGCCCGAGGGCACGCCAGAGCGGCCGATCACCGAACCCTTCGTTACTTGGTTCATGGTCTCGGGCGTGCCGGAGAACAACCTCAGCGACCCGCCGCCATGCGATCGCACGACGGTGCAAGTGGATTGCTGGCATCGCACGGATTCCGGCGTCGAGCTTCTGGCGACCGCGGTTCGCGACGCGCTCGAGGTCATCGGCGTAATGACCGCGACGCAGATCGACGACTTCGAAACCGAAACCAAGTTCTTTCGGATGTCGCTCCAGGTCGACGTCTTCATCAATCACTGATCCTCTCCGTTTCCCCCACCACCGGCCCGCTGAATGCGGGCCTTTTTCATTGAAGGAAGCATCATGGCTGTCATTCAAAACCAGTTCGAAACCAAGGGCACGCATCTCTACTTCATCGATGCCGTGACCACCACTGACCCCACTGTCACCAAGCTGACTTGCCCGACCGGTATCACCGGAATCGGCGGCGGCACGAAGGACAAGATCGACACCACCTGCCTCGATGAGACCGGTGCGTATCGGACCAACGTCGGCGGCTTTGCCGACCCCGCGGAACTCTCCGTTCCGTTCATTCTGTACAAAGGCGACGGCTCGCACCAAGCCCTGTTCCTGTTGCGCGACTCCGGCGCGACGGTGAGCTGGATGCTTGGACTCAGCGACTCCATCGCCGTGCCGACGCTCGACAGCGACATGACCGCGCTCGTCACGCCGGCCGCCCGCACGACCTTCGCATTTTCCGGCTACGTCACGCAAGTGACGTTGGACGCGACGATCAACGAAGTCATCCGCGGCACCCTCACTATCCAACCGACTGGCACGACGACCCCCTACTGGGCATCGTGATGGACTGGCTGCTGACGCAGCCGGGCACGGTACGGGCTGAAACACGCCCGTTCGGTGACGGCAAGGATCACACCTTCCACTTCAAGGCTCGCGCGCCGAACGAGATTGCTGCCCACTTCGGAGCAGTCCAGGCGCTGACCAAGGACGGCCAGACGGCCGAAGCCGCGGTCGCGGTGCAAAAGGAGCTCGCGCGATTCATCGCCGATTCCCTGTGCAACGAAGACGGCACGCCCATGCTCGACGCAAAGAAGGCCGAGCAGATCGCCCCGGTTCTGAAGAACGAACTGCGCGCGATCATCGTCGACGGATCCAGCAAGACCGTCTCCGAACTGGGAAACGTCTAGCAGCCAAGGGCGAGGAATGGTTCTGGCACGTTCTCGCCCTCGCACTCGGCGGTCGCACGATCGCCGAGTGGAAAGCCGCAATGGCGGCCGACCCGGTGGAGTTCGAGAGCTGGAAGGCGTTCTACACGCTGCACCCCTTCGACGACCGCTCACGATTCCACCGGCCGGCGGCGCTGATGGCGTCCATGGTGGGCGGGAACGAGGTCGGCGACCTGCTGGACTGGCTCGACCGCAAGCCCGCTCCAGAGGCGGGCTACAGCGACGTGGACCTGTCGTTCATGAAGGCGTTCGGCGTGAAGCCGCCGCGTAAGGACTGAGCATGGCAGCAGGCAGCATCATCGTCGAAATGTTGCTCAATACGGGCACGTTCGAGACAGACACCAAGCGTGCCGGCCAGAACCTCCGGCGGCTGCAGAAGGACGCCGAGGCGGTCGGCCGTGCTATCGGTGTCGCGTTTGCGGCTGCGGCTGTTGCGACGCTCGCCTTCGCCAAGAGCCAGATCAACCAGCTGGACGCGCTGAACGACCTGTCCGACGCCACGGGCTCGACGGTCGAGAACCTGAGCGCGCTCGAGGACGTGGCCCGGCGCAATGGGCAGTCGCTCGACGATGTGACGGGAATCCTCGTCAAGTTCAATGCCGCCCTAAAGGAAACTGACGGCAAGAATGGGATCAGCCTCGCGCTCAAGGCGATCGGTCTCGACGCGAGGGCGCTGCAGCAACTCGACCCGGCCGAAGCACTGCGGCAAACTGCGGTCGCGCTTGCCGGATTCGCAGATGACGGCAACAAGGCGCGGATCGTTCAGGAACTGTTCGGCAAGTCCGTCAGGGAAGCCGGCCCATTCCTCAAAGACCTTGCCGAACAGGGCAAGCTAAACGCGACGGTCACTACCGAGCAGGCGAAGGCGGCGGAAGAGTTCAACAAGCAGATCTTCGGCCTGCAGAAGAACGTCGCCGACGCTGCGCGGGCGATCTTGGGCGACCTGATCCCCGCGCTGAACACGCTTGCGAACGACCTCAAGAACGGCGGCATCTTTGAGGTCCTTACGAATCTGGATCGTGCGTTTGGGCTGACCGCGGCGACCGGTTCCCTTCTGCTGATCGATAAACTTACGAAAGTCAACGACAAGATCGCCACAACCCAGGCGTCTATCGCAAAGCTGCAGAAGGCCGAGCCCGGGAACATCTACGCCGAGAAGGGGCTGGCCGATCTCGAGAAGAACCTCGCTGGCCTCAGGGGGGAAGCGGCGGCCATCGAGAAGCAGATGATCCGCACCGACGCGGCGCTGAATCCCGGACGCGGCATCTACAGCAACGAGGAGCGAAACAAGCCGAGACTTGGCCCGTTGCCTGGGACTCCCGGCGCCAAGGTCACGAATCCATTCGACGCGCTCATCAAGAGCGCACGCGAGATGCTGGCGGTCGCCAAGGCATCCACCGAGGCCGAGGGCGATCTAAGCCAGGCGCAGACGGCGCGGGTGAAGATTCAGGCCGACCTGACCGCCGGCACGCTCAAGCTGACGAAGCCGCAGAAGGAACTCCTGTTCTTGACGCTCGAGCAGGCCGACGCCTATCAGCGCGAGGGCGAACTGCAGAAGCGATCGACGCAGGCGACCATCGATGCCGTCTCGGCGCGAGAGAGTTTCCTGCAGCAGCAGAAGGCCGTCACGGATTCCTTGCTCGACGAGGTAGACGCCGCCCGCCAGCAGGTTACGCAGTTCGGGGCAACCGCGGCCGCCATCGAGGCGCAGGCGATTGCCAAGAATCGGGCGGTCGCAGCATCCAAGGAACTGCTCGCCATCGCCCGTGAGGAACGGGACGAACTCGACCCCATCGCGGCCGAGTACCGCAAGCAGGCGGCGGCCATCAGAGACGCAGCCAAGGCGCGCGAGGAACTGATCGCCAAGCAGAACCTGCTCCTGAACGATCCGACCGCGGGCGCCGAGCAGGCGGTCAAGGACTACCTCGAGGCCATCAGCAAGGCCGGGCTTGCGACGCATGACGCCATATCCAACGCGCTGGCCTCGCTCGAGGACTTGACCGTCGAAGCCTTGCTAGGCGGCGACATCAAGTCGGCCGCGAAGAGTCTGGTGAATCAACTCATCAGCGAGTTCTATCGGTTGCAGGTCGTCCGGCCTTTGCTTGCCTCGATCTTCGGCGGCGGCGGGGGCGGTGGACTGGCGGCGCTCCTGAAACTGTTCGGCGGCGGACAGAGCAATCTGCAATTGGGCTCGACGACGATCACGCCTCAGCTTGTCGGCGAGTTCGCCACTGGCACGCCCTACGTTCCGAAGACGGGTCTCGCGCTGGTCCACGAGGGCGAGCGCATCACGCCGCGGGCGCAAAACACGGCTGGCTCCGGCGGCACTGTCGTCGAGGTTCACAACTACTCCGGCGCCACCGTGCGCGAAGAGTCGAGCCAGCGCGGCGACAAGAAGCTGACCCGCCTCATCATCGGCGAGATCGCCCGTGATTCGCGCAGCGGTGGCGTGACTCGTCAAGCAACCCGGGAGGCGGTCGGCCCGAGACCGCGCAGGGGGTGACCCTCCCGCTCATCTTCCCGCCGAGCTCGCTGCCCCTGTTCCTGGGGCGCGGGATTGGCGTCACGCTCGGCGACGACTTTGCGGGCGTGGCTCGCGGCAGCGGGCACAGCCGCAAGCGCCCGAAGTCCAGCGGGAAGCCACGCACGGTGTCGGTCACGTGGCAGCTGACCTACGCGCAGATGATCGAGCTCGACCTGTGGGGCGAGCAGGCGCTGAACGTCTGGACCGAGGAGTTCACGGCCGAGGTGCCGAACATGGGCCCCGGCCGGCTGTTCTGGCGGGCTCGCTGGGCCGAGATGCCGCGCATGAGGCCGCAGGGCACCCCGCGCGGGCCGGAGTGGGCGGTCACCGGGACACTGATCCTCTACGGCGAGGGTGCAGCCAGCAGGCCGTCGACGGGCGCACTGAGCGGCGAGATTCTGATCGCGCGGCTCGGCTCCGGCTTGCTGGTGCTGCCCGCCACGCCGCTGGCGGGCGAGATTCTGATCGCGCGGATCGCGGTCACGCTGCTCGCGGGCGAGATCGTCATCGCCCTGACGTCGACCATCCTGCCGCTTGCCGGCGAGATCGTCATCGCGCGCACGGGGTCGGGAAGCCTGTCAGCGGGCGGCGGAGGCGGAAGCGGCGGAACGATCATCGTCGGCGAGGCGGACGGCACTCCGCTTCAGGCGGTCGCCACGATCCTGTTCCCGAACGGGACGCTCAGCATCGACTCGGACGATACGGCGATCTACACGCCGTCTGCGAGCGGCAGCGGGAAGCAGACGTTCTATCAAAGCAGCGACCCCGGCACCGATGCTTCGATTCACGACGACTGGATCGATAGCGATACCGGAATCAAGTACACGCGGATCGATGACGGTTCGTCGATCCAGTGGGTGGAGTTCTGATGCAGTTTCCGACAAGCCCAGCCGTAGGAGATCGCTACACCCTTGCCGGCCGTGTCTGGGAATGGACCGGCGCTTCTTGGAAGCGGGTGGTCTAGATGGCGATCAACTTTCCCGACAGCCCGGCGCTGAACGATACGTACATCGTTGCGGATCGCGTCTGGTCCTGGGACGGCTCCGGGTGGAAACGGATCATCAACGCCGGCCAGGTCGTGTCGGTGTTCATCCTCGCCGGGCCGTTCGTCGATGATCCCCTGGCGCTGCCGGTCCCGCTGGGGCTGGCGTCGTTTGAACTGGTCAACTATGTGTAAAGGCGGGATCCACCAATGAGCGCTACCCTTAGCTGGGCCAGCAGCGGCGCCGGCACCAAGACCGGCACGACGAACGCGCTGCTGATCGACGACATCGACACGCGCGTGACATCGAAGTCCGGCGACGCGACGTTCAAATGGGAGGTTGCCGGCAAGTCCAACGCAGGAACGCCGCGCTATCTCCTGCTGCGGCGCAAGGATGCCAGCGCCGGTCGGATCGGCATCATCATCTGGGACTCTGCCCCGGCGAACAACAACTCCGCGATCCTGGACGGTGCGCCGACGAACAACGGCGTGCAGTTCGTGTGGTTCCCCAACGGCACCGGGACAACGCTCTCGAACCTCACCGCTGCCTCCGGGACGATCTGCGGCACCGATACCGGCGTCGTCAAGTGCGTATCGCCGGGCACGGTCGCCAACCTTTACGCCGCGAGCTCCCAGTGCTTCTACTTCGACTCTGCCGAGGCGATTGTTTTCTGTTTTCAGAACCCTGCCGCCGCCTTGACCTATGCGGCCGGAGTGGGTGACATTCTTGTCGACGCTGCCGACGCAGCACATGGCGGATCGTTCGCGGCTACTTCCGCCAACCCATTCAACAATTTCGGCACCAGTAGCAATGTCCCGTTTCCATGGACGACTGCAACGACAGCCGCGGGACTCTCGACGGGTAGCGGAACTGTCAGAACCAACTATGGCAGCAGCAATCGGCAGTATTTCAACGCGTGGCTTCCGTCGGGTTCATGGGTTGGACAGACCCCGTCGACCACCCC